GGGCTTTACCAAGAGCAAAACTGTTTGTGTTTGTACTGATAGCACTATCACCAATGGCAATCGCATTTGTACCTGTCGCAGAAGGTTGGGCAGTAGGGCTAGACTCATTTGCTGTGTATAAGTCAGCACCGCCACCGCCAGAAGCCGCCGCCCAAGTCAAACCACCTGTATTGCCTGACTGTGCTGTTAGTACATAACCATTTGTTGGTGTATTGCTTACCTTGAGGTTAGCTTCGTCAACCACATTGTCAGATATTACTGTTGCACCATCGGCTGTTGATGTGACTTCGCCTGTGTGGTTTGGGTGAGTATAAGATGCACCGTCTGCCCCATCAGCTCCTGCTGGGCCTGTAGCTCCAGTTGCACCTGTAGCTCCTGTAGCTCCATCACTTCCGTCAGCACCATCTACGCCAGCAGGACCTTGTGGTCCAGTAGCTCCAGTTGCTCCTGTAGCTCCATCATTTCCGTCTGCCCCTGCTGGACCAGTTGGGCCTGTAGCTCCTTGCGGTCCAGTTGCTCCTGTAGCTCCAGTTGCGCCGTCTGAGCCATCTGCACCTGCTGGGCCTGCTGGACCAGCTACAGTTGAGGCCGCACCTTGAGGACCTGTAGCTCCAGTTGCACCTGTAGCTCCTGTAGCTCCTGTTGGACCTGCTACTGTACTATCAGCACCATCATTACCATCTGCACCTGCTGGGCCTGCTGGACCTGTTGCTCCAGTATTTCCTTGAGGGCCTGCTGGGCCTGTAGCTCCAGTATTTCCTTGAGGGCCTGTAGCTCCTTGAGGACCTGTAGCTCCTGCTGGACCAGCTACTGTACTGTCTGCACCGTCACTTCCGTCTGCCCCTGCTGGACCTTGTGGACCTGTAGCTCCTGTAGCTCCTGTTGGACCTGCTACTGTACTATCAGCACCTTGTGGTCCTGTCGGTCCTGCTGGACCTGTTGCTCCAGTAGCTCCAGTTGGACCAGCTACAGTTGAGTCAGCACCCGCTGGACCTGTTGCACCTTGAGGACCTGTTGCCCCCACACCAGTTGGTATACCGAAAGCAAATGCACCTACGCCGTTGTTGGCTGTAACAGTTGCTGTTGGACTACTTCCTGATGATAGCGATGATACAGTTACTGTAGCATCAGTTATGACATCTACAGCTTCTGCCGCATTCTTAGCGACGACTGCCGCGTCCTTTGCTACAACTGCCTCGTCTTTAGATGTTGTGGCTGTTGCCGCTGAAGCTGACGCACTAGCCGCACTGTTAGATGCTGAAGTTGCGCTGTTAGCCGCCGCTGTTTCACTAGCCGCCGCGTTGGATACTGATGCGTCAATAGCATTCGATTGTTCGTTAGTTACTCCAGAGTTGTTGTAGAAACTGGTCTTTGATGCCATTTGGATTAATCCTCATAATAGTGTGTAGGACGAACAACTTGATTGATGCCAGACTGTTCAGCACTGTTTGCGTGTTCCTGTATCTCAAGTAAGAAAGAGCCAGACTTTTGATCAAAGACGGCGGCTCTCTCATCTAAGAAATAGTCAGCGGCATAAGATAGGGCTGTGTAAGTCAGTAGATCAGATGCAATAGTCGTCAGCATGTTCGTGTCGCTGTCGCTCGTTAGTGTCGCTTGCTCTGCGTAGTAGTTCAGATACAACGTGCCAGTGGTAGGCTTTGGGTGTATCTTAATGTTACCTTGCTCTCTACAGAAGAACCTTGGAGAGCCTAGTTCACCAGTTTTCTGGTGCTGTATCATTTCGTGGAGGGGTATGCGTACTAGTGAGTTACCATTGTAATAAAGTTCAATGATCTCAAGTGTGTCATCAGGTATTACTATTTGAGAAGTACCAGATGCACTGGTCACGTTGTACTGGTTCTGCTTTTCCATCGCTGGCACACGCAACTGTCTTTGTATTCTAGTGATTGCTTGATCAATGAAGGTGTCAGCCAAAGCATTCGAACAGTCACTACGATTTAGAAGAGCAATAAAGTGTGCTCGGATTTCACCTTTGTTCATTGGTTATTACTTTCTTTTCTTGGCTGTCTTTGCCGCTTTTTTGAAGGCACTGTCAGTAGGTGCGCCTTTTGCGCCCTTTTTTCTCATTGGCTTGCCTGATGCTCTTTTCTTGTGAATGTTTGCGTATAATCCTGCTTTTGCCATTTTTAGACCCTCTTATCTGTTGTGAGGAACATATCTAAGTCCTCGTTCTTTAGCTTGCGGACAACCTCTGAGCCTTTAGCTTCCCAGATGTTAAACCCTTCTCGCATCCATTTTTCTACAACGGCTGTCGGTATAGACGCTACTCGCATCATATCTCCTGTAGGCTTCGAACTGCTTTGGTTTCGAGCGTCTTTCAGATCGTCTAAGAACGATTGAGATATGTTTTGCGTGTGTTTACCAATCAACTCCCCATGCTCATGTATGAAGTTTGTTTCGTTTTGTATTAATGTTGGCTGGTGTTGTTTTTTGTTCTGATTAGTCATTGTGCTACCTTGTAAATGCAAAAGGCCACCCAGAGTGACACAAAGTAAGGAGAGCAAAACCTATGTGTATCTCTGGGTGACCTAATTGATAAAGACCTATTCGTGGTCTATTTGCTCAGACTTATGACAATCCTGTGATTGCAACTGAGTCTGCAAAGTTGGTATGTTTGCAGCTTACTTCTCCGACAATATGATGAGAATCTGAGTCACCTGTCTTGGCAAGTAGTGTGCGTGTAAATGGACGCAGCGTACAAGTTTTAAACATTGACGGATCTATCAATAGAGCGTGTGTTGATTTTAGCTGGCGGTTAAGCACAACTCTGTATTCGCCGTATGGGCTACATTACGGCACCTTCACCTAAGTTCGTTAATCTTAGATCGTCTGTTAAGACTGCTCATGCTTTCACATGAGATGAGACTATATCATCACTGCGTGTTGCAGTGTCTGGCGCTTCCACTCACTTGAGTGTACTTCCTCTCGGAATAGTCGTTGCACCTTCCCCATTTTAACGGGGCTTGGCTCAGTATTACCTTATCTCTCGACGTAGGCTTCCACTGAGTTCACCAGATTTAATGTACGCTAGCCACGTCAACGTACAGATCAATCGCATTGACCAATGTCTTACCTTGAGAGATCTCACGGTTACGACCTGATGCTGCTGAGAAACCAGCGACTATTTGAGCATCTGCGGTTTTGATCATAAAAGTATTTACGTCTGAACCGTTTGTGTAAGCAGTTTGACCAGCTTCCAATAGCTTTGCTTCTGTAAGAGCATCTGTTGCGTTTGAACCGGCATCTACAGTTGTAGAGATCTGGTTTAAGAAAGAAGTCATCTTCCGCGCTGTTGTAGCATTACCAACAACAGTTGCCTGGGCAACACCAACTAATGCGTGTTCATAGTCGCGTTTGATCTCCTTCAACTTTTTTGCGAGGTTGAGGGCCGTTTCGGTTTTTCTTCCATATGTGGCAACAGCATCACTTGTAGCGGAGATGTTGAATCCCTTTGTTAAGATCTGTGTCGTATTAGTACGTTCTACTTGTGGGTCTAACGCAATCATCGTCGCTGTAGCCCCTTCCACCGCGGCATTCGTGCCAGCCGCTGCGAGACTGTCCTCCAAAAATGAGAATGTACGAGCAGATATCTTTTCGTTTTTACACATGGCTTGCATGGGCGTATCAAACGGAGAAATGTTACTCAAAATATCTGAGACGTCCTCTTTCTGGCCCACAGTTGTGTATGAAGTGAGTAGGGTCATGGTATTGTATTCCTTATGTTTTTTTGAAAATTAGACAAGATTTGATTAGTCTTTCCAGCCACTCATGAGAGCTGCTGCAATGTCATCTAAATCACTATGACCGTGTAAGTTTTTTATAGCTGCTTGCCGTTTTCTTTCGGCAGCTCCTTCTTTACTTAATGGTGCTTTTCTAGAACTAAGAACTTTGGTCTTACCGCTTTTTGACTTCGTCAGTTTGGCTTTTGCTTTTTTGCTTTTAGCGGACTGTTTTGATTGGTCATAGAGACGTGCTTTGTTAATCAACATAATGACTTGTGGGTCAGTGTATTGGTCAACCTGTTCTTGTGGAAGTCCCGACTTTACAGCGTAGTTACGAATGTCTGAATAGAGTTCGTTACCCCAATCTGGCAGCTGCTCCTGGAGAACCTTGACGCAGTTTGCGGCAGCTTCTTTGGATTGTTCTGCAAATTGTTGCTGTTGTTGAGATACAAGCGTGTTACTTTCCTCTTTTAAGAAAGTTAAGTCTTCCTCTGCTTGCTTTGCGTCTTGTCGTAGTTGGGCAAACGTATCTGGATCCATCTGACGACTAGCTACCAACATATCAATGTCGGCATAGGGTTTGAACCTTGCTTCGGCGCGTTCTAGTAGTTTTTGATATGACAACTGCGTTTGTGCCAGGCTTTCGTCTGATTGTTTTCGCTGGTTGGCTAAATCCTGAGACTTTTTGGTTAAAGACGCTTCTTGACCATAGAGCCGTTTCAAATCCTTTACAGATACCTGTTTAGACTCACCGTTGACATTGATGTCTACAACCTGATCGTCTGAAGCTGCTAGAGGTTCTTCGTCCTCTTCATCATCTTCGTCTTCATCATCAGTTTCGCCATCTTCGTCGTCTAGTTCGTCTGTGTCATCAGGGTCATCAAGGTTATCTTCGCCTTCATCGTCCTCTTCAGTGTCTTCATTGTCTAGTCCATCTTCAGTTACCTCTGTCTCATTGAGGTCTTCGGATGTCGCATCTTCATCAACTTCAGATAAGGTTTCCCCGTCGTCCCATCGTCCTAAGATTGCTTCTGCCGCTTCATCTACATCGAGATTTTGTGGCTCAGAGTTTACATTTTGCACGTTGTTATCATTCATGGTGCTGAATCCTCTTGGCTGGTTTCGCCGTTCTGCTGTTCTACAATGCTGTCACGCACTTGAACTCGCTGTTTCAATGTATCAACCACGTCTACTAATGCGCGATAGTGGCTGTATGCATCTTCTCTTTTATCCTGGTCGCCAGGTTGTGTGTTTACAAAAGACTGAAAAGTCCTCTCGACCAGTTCGTTGATGACTGAGTTAAAAGCAGTACTATCTAGTATAGTGCGTGCTTCATCCCCAGCCACCACAAGTTGCTCTTCTTGGGTTGGCATAGTTTTTGCTTCCTTGGTTAGTGATTATTAGCCGTTAGGGCTTGCTATAGCGCGAACATCGTCGGCTTTACGTGCAATCTCTAGTTCTTCTAGGTTGACGTATTCTTTGTGCTCAAACTCAGTTTCTTTGAGGTCTTGCTTGTCAGATTGTAGGGCGAATGCTTGTTGAGCCTTCATAGTGTCTAGCTCATGTTTCATTTGCCGCATTTGTGCATCCATCTGTACCTTCATTTCAGCGACAGCTGTTTGTCGCTCTTGTAGCTGCATCTGCTGCTGTGCCATTTGCATTTGTAGTTCTGCATTTGGATCTGGTTGTGCTGGTGGTATCTGCGCTGGGTCAGTTAAGAAATCAGCAACATTCTTGATACCTGATTTATCCAGGACTGATGCCAACATCTTGTACTTATTCATTGGTGAATACATTTCTCCAAGTGTTGGATCTTGTGAGAATAGGTTGTGGAATGCCAGGTGCTTTTGCACCATGTTCTCCTGGTCACCATATCCAAGGTGAAACTCTACCTGGACGTCACGCTTGTCAGCCCATTTTGATGGGTCGATTTGCACATAGCGCCCTGCAAGTTCAACGATCTTCTCTTCACTCTCATTCTCTACGATTAGTGAGTAGACCATACTGAATAATGGTTTGAGGAAGTTGTTTGCAAAGTTACGTGCGATCACTTTCTGACGTTGTTGAGACATCGTAGCAAGCTGTTCAACCATAGCTGCTGAGTTCTGCTTGCTTAGTGCATCTTTGTTTAGACCTTGTGATAGACGTGAGACACCTGACGTGTCTTCTTTCTCTTCGTCTAGCATCTGCATTGTTTGGAATACAAATGGGTTCAGAGACGCCTGTTGCATAGGACTGATGGCGTCTGGGCGTGTTACGTTTACAATACCACCGACACGATTGTCTATTAGTTCTCTTGGGTTCGTAAGACCACCTTTAACCACTGTGTATCTAGGGTTATTTGTAACCATAGCGTGATCAAGAATTGACCTGGTTAACACTGTACGTGCATTCTGAATACCAAGCAGCTTCTCAGCAAAGTTGTTACCGTGAAATGCGTGAGGGATAGGTAGAGGTACAAACGCTACAAATGGACGTCTGTTTACTATTTCTTTCTCAAGTAAAACATTAGATGCTTTGACTACTCTGTATAAGTAAGCAACACCGGTACCTTCACAATCTAGTTCTATGTAAGACTCAGTGATTGTTACCTGGCGTGTTTGGCGCTGGTCGCCTCTAAAGTTAAATCCACGGTCAGCACCTATGTCGTCATGGCGCGATAGTATCTCTGGGTCACTGTCAAAGTCATTATCTTCGTTGTCTGATATCTTATCAACTAAGTCATGGTCATAACCCATTTCAATAAGTTCAGAGATAGATTTCTTAGTGCGGTGTGCACAAAATGGCACTGTGTCTAGGGACTTTGCTTGTGGTGCAATTAGAAACTCTTCTGGCGCTATGGCTTCTACTTTAACTTGTGATGTATCTCTAGTTACTCGGAGATCCCCACTGTATAGGCCCATCTCATCTTGCTCGATTTCCTCGATCTCGACGTTGTCCTGGGCAAGCACCATGTCCAGCTCTTCTTCAGTTAGGTTCTCGACGTACTCAAGTGTACTTTCGTCTTGCATGCACCAATAAACTTTGGCGATACCAGCGCGAGCTATGAGGCCATCGTGTATGACTGTTTGCATCGTTTCAAAGAGGTTATTCTGGCGATGTAAGACGTAGTCAGTGTACTCTGTGCATACTTCTGCTGTGTCAACGTCATCGGCGTTCTGTGGGGCAAATCTAAGGGTTTTGTTACCTGTACTAAAAGTCTCT